CATTCAGGTACCAATCCACATTGCAATAAATACCAAATTTATATCCCGCTGCCGTGATAATCTTTTCGAATGCTTCTGCCAATTTATGGATCTGTTCAGCTCCAAGGCTTCTCTGATTATTCCATTCCAGATCCAGCCAGACCGGATACTGCAGTTTTCGCCCGTTCAAAACTTCCACTACTTTTCTGGCTTCGCTCTGTATCTCCGCAACTGTCATGGCATAAGAATACTTATATGCCCCAACCGGGATATTGTATTTCCGGCATTCAGAGAAGTTCTGCTCAAAGTAGCTATCTATCACGTTTCCCGCTTCTGTAATCCGCAGGATTGCGAACCCCATGCTGTAATCAGCAACTGTTTTCCAGTCAATTTTCCCTTGCCAGGCAGATACATCAATTCCTCTTATTTCCATGTCCGTCTCCTTTCATAGAGAGAAAAGGGATGGTTTCTCATCCCTTATTCGTCTTTATTTGCCTGTTTTACAATCTGGTTCACGTATGTAGAAAGACCGGCAATCAGTATTCCCTGTGTAATCGCTGTAAAAATTGCCATTGCAATATCCTGTCCGGTACCGCAGGTGCAGGTGGCAAACACATAGATCGCGCAGATTGCAATGCTGATTCCGCCAAGGATAAGCGGGATGTACTTATCCTTTACTGCCTGTGCCTGTTTGAGTGCCATTCCTACGAAATATAAGGCAATAGCTACTACGATGAGTTCCGGTTTTACATAGTTTGTGATCTGTTCCATGATCATTCTCCTTTTCTTTCCAGGTCTTCTATTCTATGATTCGCAACCTTAATATGTTCCTCCTTTCTCCGCCTTAACCGGCGGCTTTTCTTTCGTAATTCATATTCAGAAGAATTATATCCTGTCTCTGGATGAGCAGGCATTTGATTTCTTCTTCTGACATATCACTGGCTTTATGCTGAATTCCATTAATACGGATATTTCTTGTTACCAGTTTTAATTCTGACATCTTCCTCACCTCTTTTTTATGGTATGGGAAATGATATGTATGGGTTACTGTTTATAAAAATTTAAGCAGTTTGTCGAACGGCCTTTGTTGACTTCTCTTTGTTTCTCTCCTATTCTTGTATTACAGGCACTGGCATGCCGAGTATCTAAGAAAGGAGTATCGTTTATGGAACCTATTTCAATAAATATCAATGGATATGATACTTACTTTACTGAATGTAAGGATTCTGCCGGAAATTATCTTTTAATTGCTATTCCGTCTAATGCTGGCAAAGATATTTCCGAAATCTGTGGAACGATCATAAACGGTCATTTCATTAAAATGATTGATTATGCTGTATCCAATAACATTCGTTTTATCAAAGCTTATTATTGATAGTGACTGTGATACGTCCATACTCTTCATAGGGTTTGATTTCCGGGTTGAACATTTTCTGTATGGGCCATCCATCAGGCCCTGGGAGAGTTACAATAACTGGCTTCTCTGCTTTCTTTCCATTGATTTCTAATATGTCTTTATCAAAGTCAATTTTTATAGATCGAATTTCCATCTCGCTCCACCTTCCCCCTCTATGCTGTCTCATTCTGGTCTGACAGCTATTGACTTTTCTTCTTTGCTCCTTTGGGAGAGAATTTCTTTGAAGTCTGTGTAAAATAGCCAATGTCTTTTCATTATTTTTATTTGTCATTTCACACATTTCTTTAACATAGCCATCTACTTTCTTAAAATAGTAGGTGGCTACTATTTTTGCTGTAATTACTGATACAATTATGGATGCTACGATCGTTGATATTTATCTCACCTCTTTCTGGATATCCAAATAATCACGCAAAGCACAATATATTGTATGTGAACACATTTTCTACACAATATATTGACGCGTAAATATATTTATAGTATCATGCTATTAGAACGTTCTTATTTCTAATAGAAAGGTGGTGTTTACCAATGAATATGATTCCTGTTTCTTCTTCCAATATCGCAAGCATTGGCTATGAGAACGGTACTCTTTACGTTGCATTCAATCGTGGTGGATTATATGCATATTCAGGAGTACCGGTATCTATTTACCATGGACTTATGTCAGCTTCTTCACATGGAAGCTATTTAGCTTCTCATGTAAAAGGCATTTATCCATATAGACGTATTGGCTAATCAACAATAACCAAAATCATTGCCGGACCATTGACGGATAACTTCTTGTCCTGATATGGTTCGACATATTCTGTTTTTACACCTTCTCTTTTCTTCAACTCCTCTACTAATTCTTTTGTAGAAAGTTTTTCAGGCATCTCCTCTACGCTCCTTTCTCTATTCCAAAAAGATAATTTATTTCTACACCAAGAGCTTTTGCAATTCTTGGAATATCGCACGCTTTAATCAAACGTCTGCCATTGAGCATATCGCTCAACTCTTGTGGTGTATAACCAGCGCTCTCTGCAACATACAAATTTTTTAAACCTTTTTGAGCTATGATGATTTTTAACCCGTTTGATAAAGGTTCATTTGCTTCGGCAATAGTCATTCTGGTTTTCCTCCTTTCTTTACCTGTTTTTCTGGTATATTTGCATATTATATCAGTTTTTCTGGTTTGTCAATATGTTTTTATCAGTTTTTCTGGTTTTTTATTGACTGTACCATTTTTTTGTAGTAATATCTCAATATAAGGAGGTAGGACGATGAGTTTCGGAAGTAGATTAAGAGATAAACGTAAAGAACTTGGTATTACACAACCAGCATTAGCTGAAAGATTGGGTGTTAGTCAAAGTGCTATTGGAAGTTGGGAAACAGATGTTAATTCCCCTCGTGCAACTCTTTTATATGATTTATTCGATATTTTACATTGCGATGCAAATTACCTCTTTCAAGATGAGACTAAACAACTATATAAAAATGAAGCGTCCCCTGAAGAATTTGAAAATATAATAAAAAAATACCGCGAACTTGACGCTCACGGTAAAGACATGGTTGCTACAGTTCTCCAGAAAGAATACGATCATATTATTGAACTTCGTGATTCCGTATCGCAGACAGAGGAATTATCCGAAGAATCTAATAACATTACTACTATCGATCTTCTTGCCGCTCATGCCCGTACAGACGTTAAGCAAACACCCGAAAGTGTTCAGCATGATCTGGATATTATGAATGATGATTCAAAATGGGAGGAATGATATGGCATTAGATATATTGGAATTGCGTAAACTATGTATACCCAAAAACATTCGTATTACACTCCACGCAGCTAAAAGGCTGGAACAGCGTGGAATATTCTTAAAAGATGTAATATCCTGTATTATGAATGGAGAAATCATCGAACAATATCCAGATGATTATCCTTACCCCAGTTGTTTAATTCTGGGGATGAGCATCGAAGATAAATATCTTCATGTAGTCATCGGAAATCACGAATCGGATTTGTTCCTTATAACAGCTTATTTCCCCAGTTTTGATAAATGGGAATCTGATTTCAAAACCAGAAAGGAGAATGCATAATGACTTGTTTTTACTGCAAAGGTAATATTGAATCTTCTACAACAACTTACATGACTGATTATCAGGGATGCTATATCATTATCAAGAATGTTCCTTGTGAAAAGTGTTCTCAATGTGGGGAAGAATACTTAAATGGTGAAACACTTGAACGAATTGAAGAAATTATTCAAAAAGTTAAAGGTATGCTGACTGAAATTGCAGTTGTTGACTACAAGCAAACAGCTTAGAGAGAACCGTTTTATTTTAATCGCTAAAGGGGTGATCCCAATTGAATTACGAACAATTACTGACTGCTGCCGATCAAGAAGGGTTACTTGTTAAAGAACAACCTCTTACTGAACATGATGGCCTGATCCGCGGCAGTCGCATAGCAATCCGAAAGGATATAGAAACACAAGCAGAAAAATCCTGTGTGCTTGCCGAAGAAATCGGGCATTATCGCACCAGCTCCGGAAACATTTTAGACCAGAATAAGGTAGAAAGCCGAAAGCAGGAATATCGAGCTCGGCTTTATGGGTATAATCTAAAGATTGGACTTACCGGTCTGATCAGTGCTTATGAAGCAGGATGTGGGAATCTTTATGAGATGGCTGAATATCTGAACGCTACGGAAGAATATTTAAAAGAGGCTATACAGTGTTATCATTCTAAATACGGTGTATACGCTGTTGTTGATAATTATGTTATTTATTTTGAACCATTTGCGGTGATACATATGATTTCATCAGCAGATTAAAGAACGGAGCTGTTATTACCAGATTCGCTATTGGAAGAATATAGAGATTTTACTATTGAACAGATGTCTAGAATGACTGGATATCACCAAAAGCTCATAGAACTGCGAATGAGTTCTTGAATACAGGAGGTTTTTCACATGAAAAAGACATTATTAAAATATTTTACAGTTGCCCTAATTACAATCAGCACCATATCTATGCCGCTAACTGTTAAAGCAGCTCAAAAAAGTAACATTTCCATTCGGCCAAATGTAGCATACTCTAAATATGACATCACCGGTGATGGCAAAGCTGATAAAATTCGAATAAATTTCAAGTCGGAATCTTATCTGAACATTGAGGTGAATGGCAAAAAAAGTTTTAGTTTAAACGCCCAAAACATATATCTTGTAAATGCAGATCTTTATACTCTCAATGGAAATAAACATTTTTTGAAGCTAAAATGCCAAGACATTGATAATGATCACATTGATTACGACAAATTATTGACTTATAAATCTGGAAAACTTGTATCTGCTGTCAATTTAATGTCGCATCGTAAAGGTGCTTTCAATGCTCGCCATAATAGTTTTACTCAAAAAGTTGGTGCAAATTACATTCAAATCCGTATGCAGTCAATGCCAGGAGGAGTCGGTTCTATTCAATATACCATAACTTATAAACTTTCCGGAAGCTCTCTGAAGCTTTCCAAAACTACATATCCTGTCACTTATTCCAAATCATACAATCCCCTTCTTGGTGGACAAAATATGTGGAAATGTGCAAAATCATTGAATATAAAGAACGCCCCTAACGGAAATATTATCTATACAACAGATGCTTACGAAGTATGTACTGTAAATAAAATTAAATATTCTGGCGGCAGTGCCTATATATATATCCGGGCTGAGGATGCTGATATTTCTGGATGGGTAAGATGCCCTAATTCCTATACAAGCAGATTTTTTGAAGAATCCCTGTTTATTTAATTATCATTGCATTCAATAATGTCTTCAAAAAGTGCCCTTACTGGTAACAGCAACCAAACATTCTCGTTTGAACAGATGCCTCGAATGACGGGGAATCACCAGAAATTGATTGAATTGAGAATATCTAATAATTCAGATTTAGATCCGAATTATTTAATATTCTTTCACCTTATAAAGACATACATTTCAATGGTCAAAGCATATTTGATGTTTTGGGTTTTCCAAACGATTTGCTTGAACGTTTAAATCAGCTAATCACACAAAAATTCATATAAAAACCGCCCCTGCTGGTAACAGGGACGGATCAAGAATCTCCGAAGAGATCCAGTACTTTAGCAAAGATATTGTATCATCTTCGGAGCAGTTACACAAGTCGAACATTTGTATATATGTGATCACATCAATGGATTAACGAAAGGAGTTTTCATTATGCCATTACCCAAAGAACGGATTTATACAATAGATGACATCTACGCTCTTCCGGATGGCGAACGTGCAGAGCTGATTGATGGACAGATCTATATGATGGCACCACCTAATACCAGGCATCAGGTAATCGTCGGTGAACTGTATGCTACTATCCGCAATTACATTAAAAGTAAAAGCGGATCCTGTAAACCATATGTCTCTCCATTTGCAGTGTTCCTGAATGAAGATAACAAGAACTATGTCGAACCAGACTTAACAGTTGTCTGCTCACCGGACAAAGTAGATGAAAAAGGTTGTCATGGTGCACCTGACTGGGTAATTGAGGTTGTTTCTCCTGCTACCCAGAGTAAAGATTACGGAATAAAATTATTTAAATACCGGATGGCCGGAGTCAGAGAATATTGGATTATAAACCCCCTGAAAGGTATCGTAAATGTCTACGATTTTGAAAATGAATCGGGTACCGGATTGTATTCTTTCGACGATGAAATTCCAGTATGTATATATCCCGATTTATCAATTGCGATCTCTGAATTATTATAATAAAAACCGCCCCCGCTGGTAACAGGGACGGCTCAAGAATCTCCGAAGAGATCCCTTTCTTTTGGCAAAGATATTGTATCATCTTCGGAGCAGTTACACAAGCCAAACGTTTGTGTGGCTGTTATTTTTATGCTTAAAATTACATATTTTATAAAACCGAGGTGATATTTATGAGTAGTAAAGTAGCAGCTCTCTATATCCGTGTCTCGACAGAGGACCAAACAGAGTTATCTCCTGATGCGCAGAAACGTCTTTTGCTAGATTATGCTCAGAAGAATGACATGATTGTTTCCGGGGACTTTATCTTTACTGAGAGTGTTTCCGGCCGGCATGCACAGAAGCGCCCGGAGTTTCAGAAGATGATCGCCCTGGCGAAGCAGCCCTCTCACCCCATTGATGTGATCCTGGTGTGGAAATTCAGTCGTTTCGCCCGTAACCAGGAAGAGTCTATCGTATACAAGAGTATGCTCAAAAAAGACAATGTAGACGTGATCAGTGTATCTGAACCACTGATTGAGGGACCTTTTGGCAGCCTGATCGAGCGTATCATAGAATGGATGGATGAATACTACTCCATTCGATTGTCGGGTGAGGTCTTGCGTGGCATGAAAGAAAAAGCCCTGCAAAAAGGCTATCAGACATCTCCCTGTCTTGGCTATACTGCAGTTGGACATGGAAAACCTTATGTTATTAATGAGGCTGAATATGCCATTGTCTCTTATATCATGGACCTGTATGATAATCAGAACTTAGATGAGACAGCTATTGCCAGGCGTTGCAATGATCTCGGGTACCGGACGAAACGTGGAAAACTCTTCGAACGGCGCAGCGTTGACCGGATTCTTGGAAATCCCTTCTATTGCGGGACTGTTGTCTGGAACGGAGTGGAATTTGAAGGAAGCCATGAGGTACGTCTTTCCAGGGAACGGTATGAAAAACGTCAGAAGCTGATCACTTCCCGGAAACGTCCGGTCAAGGCACGGAATGTCTCTGCCTGCAAGCACTGGCTATCCGGTCTTTTAAAGTGTTCTGTCTGCGGGGCCACGCTTTCTTACACCGGTAATAATAAGTGTCCTTATTTCCAGTGTTGGAAGTACGCAAAGGGATTTCATAAGACTTCTGTTGCCTTATCGGTCAAAAAGGCTGAAGAAGCTGTGATAAGTTATTTTGATCAGATCTTAGATGGGGCAGAATTTACATATGTATGCAAAAAGAAAAAGACCGATCATTCACTGCAGATCGAACAGTTACAAAAAGAAATCAGTAAGCTCACCATGAGAGAAAACAGAATCAAAGAGGCTTATGAGGCAGGCGTAGATACTCTGGAAGAATATAAGAATAATAAGGATCGTCTGGTATCAGATCGGTTAGAATTGACTGCTGCCCTTTCACAGCTATTGCAGGAAGAACAGGCAGAGCAGCCTGACACAGAAGAAATCCTGAAAGAGATCCGTTCTGTTGCGGATGTCCTGAAGAATCCAGACGTAGGTTATGAAGAAAAGGGAAATCTGATCAGAAGTGTTGTGGAGCAGATCATATATGATAAGGAATCCGGAAAAATGTCTTTTGACATCATTATTTCCTGAATTTCAGACCTCTATAAAAAGTGCCATTTCGGCCATTTTAACACTTTCGTAATATTTTTTCAGAATTGAAAATCCCGCAAACCCGCATAAACACTGGGGTTGCGGGGCTATTATAGGGTACTGCACTCCGGTGGCCC